GGCTGAACGAGTATTAGATAGAGTATTAGATTCATTTGAAGGTGAGAATATAGAAAAGGTTAAAAAAGTATATAATGAAATCTCCAAAAAATTCGAATTTGGAAAATGGCATGATTTTCCTACTAACCCAAAGAAAACATTTTATATAGACAGAGTTGATATGGAAACAGGTAAACTATCGGTAAGATTTAGAGGTATGGAGACTAATACCCAAAGAGCCTTAATGGAGATGGAGGATTTTCTAAATTTAATTTACAACTATTCTTTGTTTTAATTTTGTTTTGTTAAAAACTTTTAGTAGTTTTGTCTTATGGAAAGAAACTATCAATTACTCAAGGACGTATTGTCCGTACCAAGTAAAACATATAAGGAAGAACAGATGGTTCAATTTCTTATTGATTGGTTAACTGAAAACAACATTAATCATACGGTGGATGAACATCTTAATGTTTATGCCACTAAACAAACAGGTGAATTACCCGAAGATTTTATGTTCCCCTGTGTTGTATCTCACACCGACACCGTTCATAATATAGATTCAATTAATGTTACCGAAGAACAACTTAAAAATGCTCAAGGTGAGATTAAGTTATCCTTAAAGGCGTACAATAACCACGGAAACCCAACGGGTATCGGAGGTGATGATAAATGCGGTGTTTATGCTTGTTTAGAATTACTAAAGGAGTTACCGAATCTAAAGGCGGCGTTTTTTGTTTCCGAAGAAACGGGATGCCACGGGTCTCGTAAGGCGGATAAGATATTTTTTACTAATGTAGGTTATGCAATTCAGTTTGACGCTCCCGAAAATTGGATGGTTACTGAAAGATGTTGGGGAACAACATTATTTGACAGACGGACTGACTTCTTTAAAGAATGTGATAAAGTTCTAACTGAAAGTTTTCCTGATAAATTAAAATATTTCTCACACCCTTACACCGATGTTTACGCTCTTAAAGAATCTTTTGATTTTTCTTGTATCAATATCTCCATTGGGTACTACGATTACCACACTGCAAATGAATATGTGGTGGTTGAGGATGTCTACAATGGTATCAAAGTTGGTAAAAAAATGATAGAATCATTAGGTTACACCAAACACCAATTTAAAGAGGAGAAACCTAATAAAATTTATAGTCCATTTTAAAATGTTGAAAAGGAGGTCATTTGGTCTCCTTTTTTTATTTTGGGATATTTATTATTATGAAATTAATAAATTTTCTTAATAAAATAATTTGTGAGCAACCGATTAAAGTTGATAAATTCATTGTAAAAGGGTTAATCACATCTGAAAAATACGAAGGTAATATTTTTGAGTTATCTACCGATAGACACGGTGTAGATAGAGCCAAAAGACCTGAAAATACATCAGATGTTACTAAATCAGATATTATAGATAAATTCAGAAGAGCTTTACCTCAACTTAATAAAAGATTTTTTGGTGATTACAGGGAGGAAAAAAGTCCAATAGTTGACCGTAAATATATTAATAAAGATAATAGAAGTGGAAAAATAAGTAAGTACGATTCACCTAAGTTCGTAATAGTTGAGGTTAAAGATGATTTTTGTCAAATTGTTTTACTAATTCGTGATTATGATAAAAATAGTAATTACATAAGTTTTGAGATAGTGACTATTTTAAAAGACGGAACCCCATTATCAAATCTATATAATCCCGCATATCATACCCAAAAATTAAATATTTTTTTAGAACATGTTGTAAAGTCAGAAATTATTCATATATTTGTATAACAAAATCCGAAGGTCGATGAGGATTATAATATAAGTCGACTGGGTGGGAAAGGTTATGTGTCAGCCTCCATCAAGTTATGAACACTTCATCTGAAATAAAATTTGGGTGGCAGAAAGGAAAAGGAGGTCATTCGACCTCCTTTTTTGATTTACCCTTCTTTCCTTTTTTCTCTTCCGTTATAATAATAACGTCATTCTCTGCCGTAACCACATAAGGGGTTTCGGTTTTAAGTTCCCCTCTAAGAACTTCCTCGGAAATATAATCCTCAATTTTATCTTGGATTGCTCTCTTTAAAGGTCTTGCTCCATACATTTCATCAAACCCCACTTTTGATATCATATCAGTTACCGAAGATTCAAATTTAAATTGGTATTTGATTTTAGTCAATCTTGATGATAACTTATTAAGTTCAATCTTAACGATTTCGTTAATTTGTTCTTGTTTTAGGGTGTTAAAGATTATCACATCATCAATTCTGTTTAGGAATTCAGGTGCGAAGAATTTTTGAAGTTCCTTTTTAAGGATATCTCGTTTTTGTTCTTCTTCAACGTATGATTTGGTTTGGAATCCAACACCAGCTCCGAAGTCTTGTAATTTCTTAACACCAATATTTGATGTCATAATAATAAGACAATTTTTGAAATTGATTTTTCTTCCCAATCCATCTGTGAGGTGACCATCATCCAATACCTGTAGTAAAGTTGAGAATATGTCTTTATTTGCTTTCTCAATCTCATCAAATAAAATAACAGAGTATGGTTTGTTTTTAACTTGTTCAGTTAATTGACCACCTTCATCATAACCAACATATCCCGGAGGAGATCCGATTAAACGAGAGATTGAGTGTTTTTCTTGATATTCGGACATATCAACTCTAATTAAAGAATCTTCACTACCGAATATCTCTTTTGCCAATTGCTTTGCCAAGTGAGTTTTACCCACACCTGTGGATCCCAAGAAGATAAACGATCCTATGGGTCTATTTGGGTCTTTAATACCTAATCTATTTCTTCTAATTGCCTTTGAAATTTTTGAAACCGCTTCGGATTGACCAATAACTTTCGACCCGATATTAACTTCCAAATCAACCAATGATTTTGAATCGTCAATGTTAAGTTTTCCAACAGGAATTTTTGTCATATTGGATACTACCTCATAAACTAACTCAATTTCAACTTCTTTCTTATTGATATTCATTTCCTCCTCAAACTTCATTTTTTCCACATGAAGTTTATTCAGAATTTTTTTCTCCTTATCTCTAAGTTCTGCTGCTTGTTCGTAATTTTGTTTTTTTACAACATCAATCTTTTGTTGTTTAATATCAATTGCGTCCAATTTCAATTTCTCAATAACTTCAGGCATTTTAATATCCACCTGACTTCTTGCTCCAACTTCATCCATAATGTCAAACGCCTTATCAGGAAACTCTCTATCTGTGATATATCTGTCGGCCAAATCAACACAAGTGATTAACACTTCGTCACTAAAAATAACTTTATGGTAACTCTCGTATTTGTCTTTTGAGTTTTTTAGAATTTGTAGAGTTTCTTCTTTCGTTGAAGGGTCAACCACTACTTTTTGGAATCTTCTTTCTAATGCTCCGTCCTTCTCAAAGTTTTTACGGTATTCATCAAGTGTTGTCGCTCCGATACATTGAATCTCACCTCTCGCTAGTGCCGGTTTGAATATGTTTGAAGCATCCAATGACCCCGATGAATTACCCGCACCTACAATGGTGTGAATCTCATCTATGAAGATAATAATGTTGGGATGTGATTGTAATTCTTCAATAATCACTTTCATTCTTTCCTCAAACTGACCTCTGTATTTTGTTCCCGCAACAATGGATGTCATATCTAATAGGACGATTCTCTTATCCGCCAAATTTCTTGGGCATTCTCCCTGTTGGATTTTCATTGCCAATCCCTCAACAATTGCGGTCTTACCACAACCTGGTTCTCCAATGATAATAGGATTGTTTTTCTTTCTTCTTGATAAGATCTGAGCGATTCTTAATATCTCCTTATCTCTACCAATAACTGAATCTAATTTACCTTCCTCGGCCAATTTATTTAAATCTTTACTGAAGTTATCCAGTACAGGAGTACCACTATCGTTGTCTCCTTTTTTTCTTGATGAAGGTCCATCTCCGTCCATTATCTCATTCATAATCTTATTTTTTTAATAAATATATCAAATCATAGTCAATAATTCAATAGTGTCAAATTGTCATACACTAACTGACAAAATGTCATATATTTGATTTGGCACACCTCTTGAATAATCCACAATCAAATAATAAACATAAAAATTTAAAAAACTATGAAAACAGGAAATTTATCAATTTTCGACACAATCCTAAACGACTTTACTGATGTTAAATTCAGAAGAAATTATGTCAGTGACTATGATGTTCATAAAACCGAAGATGGGGCTTACTACGTATTTAGTGTTCCCGGATTTAATAAGTCAAATTTAAAAGTTGATGTTGATGACACAATTTTAACCATTGATGGTAGTCGTGTGATTAAATCATCAAGTGGTGATAAAACTAAGAGTGTTCACTTCTCTTATGACTTGGGATTAAATATTGACACCTCTAAACTTGAAGCAACTATTGAGGATGGATTATTAAGTGTGTTTATCCCTAACGAAACTAAGGTTGAGAAAAAGAAAAAGATATCTTTGCTTTAAATATTTTTTTTACAAGTCGTAATATATTTATAATAAAAATTATATTATGAAAAAAATTGTAAGATTAACAGAAAGTGATTTAGTTAGGTTAGTAAAAAGAATAATCAGCGAAGGTGAAAGATATGGTTCATTTGGTGGTGATGAAAAATGGGTTGATATGGATACCGACCAATTCTCTGACGATGATATAAATGATGATGATTTTGATTCAGAGGAATTTAATGACTATGAATCATTTCACGAAAAACATCCAAAAAGAAGATCTTTAGGTGGTGATATGGGTAAGGCAATGTTTAACACATATAAAGAAAAAACAGGAAAACCTTTAACAATCAAAACTAGAAGACCACAAAAGAGTGGTGGTGAATCTGGATTTGACCACGATAGAGAATTTAGAAAGTATCAAGGTGATATTGGAGACGCTTCTTGGTCTTAAACTTTATTGTTTCTAAAATAAAATTGATAACCCCTCCCCAAAAAGAGGGGTTTTTCATTATATATGATATTTATAATAAATAAAAAAAAATGAAACACTTATTAAATAATTTATCGGAAGACGAGAAAAATAGTATTCGTAATCAATATACAAGTGAAATTAGAGTTGTAACCGAAAACTTTAAAAAGTTATTAAATTCAAAACTTGGGGATGTGAGACCGTTGGTTGATAATGAATCGTATGTAGAAGAAAAATTAATCGGCGAACAAAAACTAAAAAATTTTTTTAATAACATATTCTCAGGTAAAAAGGACAAAGAAGGTGATGTTAAGATTGATGACCCTAAGAAAGCTGATCTTGTAGATGACGATGTTGCGGAATTCTATAAAACTTTAGAATCAATAGAATCACCTATATCCCAACAACAAAAGGGTAAAATGGACTTCCAAAAGGATGTTGAGACAGTTCAAATCGCATTACAATTATTAGGTTATGAATTACCTAAATTTGGTGTTGATGGTTTATTTGGATCTGAAACCGGATCTGCGGTTATTAAATTCAAAACAGATAATAAATTAAACGAATCATTTAGACATTTAAATGAGTCACTACCTAATATTGACACTTTTCCAATTGCGGGCGGTCAATATAATATTGGTTGGGATAAAAATTGGGACGATTTTAATAATCCCGCCGGAACCGCTAATACTGATTTCACAAGAAAAGCAACAAATGCAGGTGCCGGTGGTCATAAAAATGGACATATTGGGGTGGATATATTTGGTAAAAAAGGTACACCTATTGTAGCCCCTGTTGATGGAAAAGTTAAATACGGGTCTAACGGATTAACTGTTATTGTTCAAGACGATAAAACAGGTTTCTCTCATTGGTTGGGACATTTAGATTCAATAACAGTTAAAGAAGGTGAGTTTGTGTCAGCGGGTCAGCAGGTAGGGACTTTAGGTAATAGCGGAAATGCTAGCGGTACCGCACCTCACCTTCACTATAATGTTTATAAAACAAATTCAGGGTTTAATTCTGGTGAAGACCCGTTAGATATATTAAAGGGGGCTATTAGTAAATCAACAAACACCCCTATAAAGAAAAATGAAGATGGTAGTGAATATAAATCCGAAGAAGATGGTAGTATATCAATAACCCTGAAATGATTAAGGATATGATAGAAAAACTTAAATCCAAAGGAATTAAATCTGAAGATTTAAAGAAGTATTTAGATATGGTTAAAACCGGAGGTGGTGGTAGCGGGAGCGAAGGTGTCATAGTTAACAACGATAAAGAATTTTATGAACAAATATTAAAAGGTATTGGAGCACCAATAACGGAAAGTAACCTTAAATTTTTATATGCATGGAGACAAGCGGAAGGTAGTAAATCTACAAACAACCCATTTAATACGACATTAAACCTTAAAAGTGACGAAAAAAAAACTAACTATAATAGTGTTGGCGTTAAGAATTACTCAACTCCATCCTATGGTGTTGAAGCCACAGTAAAAACACTTCTTAATGGTTATTATGGTTGTATAGTGGATGGGTTAAAGAATGATTCAGGTGCTGAAAAAATATCTAAAATGTGTATAAGTCAATTGAAAACATGGGGTACGGGAGGGTTAGTTGATAAAGTTTTACAACACGGTTCAATAAACCCACCACCAATTTACTCAGCATAGTTTTAGATAAAAAAATAATGTATAGACATATGTGAATTAATAATTTATTATTGTAAATAAAAAATTATGGCAATCACAAAAGAAGAAATTATAGGAACAAAAATAATTAACGATATTACTTCGTCAAATATTAAACACACGGAATACGATACCGAAACGAAGGATCTATTGGTTGAGTTTAATAATGGTTTAAAATATGAGTATCAAGATGTTCCCCATCAATTATATACTCAATTCAGAATGTCGGAATCTCAGGGTAAATTCTTCAGTTCAAAAATAGCGAAAGCACACCCATATAAAAAACTTTAACTAAATACATATTTTGTAGTATTTATTAGTTAATGAAAAAGGATACTGAAATTTTATCAAGCTTTGACTTAAAAAAAGGACTAAATCCAAAAGTGTGGGTTAAGGACAATAAGTCCACAAAACTTAAACTTGAAATTAGAGAAAAGTTATTAGAAATTGCTTATGAATTCATAGAATTTTTAGGTGTTGATATTATTGTATCTGATGCTCACATCATAGGGTCTATGGTTAATTATAACTGGTCAAAATATTCAGATTTTGATTTGCACATAATTGCTGATTTTGAACAATTCCCTAAAGACCAATTAGACCTATACCAAGAACTTTTTAAATTAAAAAAAACTTTATTTAATTCTAAACATAATATTAAAATTTATGGTTATGATGTTGAGTTATATGTGCAGGATAGTAATGAAACTTATTTTTCATCAGGGGCTTATTCTTTGATATATAACAAATGGTTAAGTCCACCCAAGAAAACCGATTTCAAGGCCGATAGAGAGGTTCTTATGTCAAAAGTTAATCAATGGACTGAGAAAATTGATGAGGTTATAGATTCGGCTAAAGGTAAGGATTTGGAATCAGCTTTAAAGTTATTAGGTGGTTTTAAGGATAAACTTAAAAAATACAGACAATCAGGATTAGAAGGTGGTGGAGAATTATCCTACGAAAATTTGGTATTTAAATACCTTAGACGAAATGGGTATATTGAAAAATTATTCAACTTTGAAAACGAGAAAGTTGATAAGGAATTGTCATTGGAGCAAAAATTAATTGGTGAACAAGGAATAAAAGATTTTTTTAAAAATATATTCTCAGGTAAAAAAGATAAAAAAACTGAGGTTAAGATTGATGACCCTAAGAAAGCAGATCTTGTTGATGATGATGTTGCCAAATTCTATGAAACTTTAGAATCAATAAAAGGGCCTATATCCCAACAACAAAAGGGTCAAATGAACTTCCAAAAAGAAGTTGAGACCATACAAATCGGATTAGAGTTACTTGGATATAATCTACCTAAATTTGGGTCTGACGGATTATATGGACCTGAAACGGCAAGTCAAGTAGAAAAATTTAAATCGGATAATTTAAAAGAGGTAGAAAAAACCGAAAAGGAATCTCCAAATACGGAATCTCCAAATACGGAATCTACAAATAGTGAATCAAAGTTTTTACCCCCCGTTACCCCTTTTAATATTGGAAGTGATTTTAATGCAAGTAGAGGTTATGGTAAACATGGGGCTGCTGACATTCCGGTACCTTCTGGTACTGAAATACATTCACCATTAGACGGTAAAGTTTTAAAGGTTCATGACGATAGTGGAAACTGTGGTGGTACTATTGTAATTAATCATGCCGATGGGTATCAAACTATTTTTTGCCATTGTAAACAAATAAATGTTAGTGCCGGTAATATTGTAAAGCAAGGGGATGTAATAGGTTTAAGTGGTGGTGGGGCAAATGATAAGGGTCATGGTAGATCGACAGGGCCTCATTTACATTTCGCGGTTAGCCTTAATGGTACAAAGATAGACCCTGCTACTGTGGTGGATAAAAAATACGTAGGTAGTTTTAACGATAAAAATTCAGTTAATTCAGTTAATTCAGTTGCAACACTTGAGACAATTAAGGTTATGGTGGAAAAAATTAAATCCAAAGGAATTAAATCGGAAGATTTAAAGAAATATATTGATGTGGTTAATACAGGAGGTGGTGAAGGATTCACTGATATTGATTTAATGAGTGATGAAGGATATAAAAAATATGAGAATATTTGTCAAAAATTTATAATCACAAGAAGTAGTAATTTATTAGGTATAACAGGTGAAATGATGGCTAAAGCGGCTAAAACCACATATAGTACATATCAAAAATATGTTCCACCCCAATTAGCTTTAGCTCAAATGACAGTAGAGGGTGGATTTAGTAGTAATCCTAATAGTAGACCAATTAAAACTAAAAACCCATATAATGTGGGTAATGTTGATGATGGTAATAATAAATATTTTTCTGATGTTCAGTCGGGAATACAATCCTATTACGATTTAATTGCGAGAAGTTATTTAACTGGCGGTAAAACCGCAAAAGATTTGGTAAATAACTTCGTAAATAAAAATAATAATAGATACGCATCATCAAGAAACTATGAAAGTAGTTTGAACAATTTAGTTAATCAAATCAATAATACGGCATAAATTATTAATTACACATAAACTATTATTAATATTGATATATTTATAAAGAAAAAATAAAGATATGCCAACAACCGCTTGTACCTCGTATTATACAACAACAATAATCGGATTTTCTACCCTTACGAATGTCGTAGTTACCTTTGGTACACCAACACCTGTATATTCAAACATTACGGGTGGTACGATATATCAATGTAATGCAGTTGCTCTTGGGGGATTTAACGGATTAAACAATTAAACATAAATAAAAAATAAAATGGGAAAATTAAAACCAATTGGAAGTGAAAGATTAGAAGGTATGGAAAAAATAAACCGTATCATTGAAATTTCACGTTATAAGGAAAACATTCCAAATCCTGTCAATGAAGTAAGATCGACGGAATATGGAATAATGTTAGCCGATGGTAATACATATAAAATTGAGAGAGATAAGAACGGATATGTCATTAAAAAATCAATTAATGAATCCGAGATGGAATATCTTGAACCAATGCAGAATAGAAAGTATTATCCTTCTTATTCCCAAGCATTAAAGAGATTAAACTTAATTACGAAAGAAGTTAATACTTTGGTTGGTAACGAAGAAAATATTTCATTATTTGGTGAACAAAAAAAATTCACATTAAAAACACCTAAACCCGCACCTGTAGAAGCCGCACCGATGCCAGAACCGGCACCTGCTCCCGCCCCTGCACCTGCAGAACTACCGCCAGCACCGGGAGGTGACATGGATATGCCTGAAGACCCATCTATGGGTGACGAAGGAATGGACATGCCGGAAGATCCTGAAATGGATGACCAAGGTATGGACATGGGTGATGAAGGAATGGATATGGGAGTAGAACCCGAAGGAGAAGAAGGTATGGTTACCTTTAAATCAATCCAAAAACTAACAGGTAAGTTAGGTCAAAAAATTAGGAAACTTAATCAAGGTGAAGAACCAATTTCATCTGATGACACAAAATATGTTATTAACTCAATATTATCAGCTCTTGATTTAAGTCAATTATCCGATGAGGATGTTGAGGAGATTATGACTAGATTTGAGGATGATGAAGATATGGGTGATGAGGATATGGATATGCCGGAAGAACCTGAAATGGACGATGAAGATATGGAAATGCCTGAAGAACCTGAAATGGGTGACGAAGATATGGAAATGCCTGAAGGTGAAATGAGAGAAGAATGGGAAGGAACGATGGACGGAGATTACGATTTAGGGTTTAGTGATGAACCTAAAAGAAAAAGACATCCAAAATCTCCAATGGAGGAAATGGACTTTAACAAAGCGTTAATTAACAAACATAGTGAACTCATTAAAACTAAAATGGGTGATATGTTAGAAGATAAACACGTTGAGGGAATGGGTGGTATCTTTGATGAGATTTTCTCGGAATCAAAAGTTGATAAGATTTTGTCAAAATATTTTCAAGAATCACCTAACGAAAAAAGATTGAATGAAGAAAGAGGAGTTAGAAAATTTGTTGAGAAAAAAACTCATAAGGTTAAACAAATGAAAGAGGTTAAGAGATTGTCAGAATCAATTGATCAAGAAGTGACTTCTGAGAAATTTATAACAAGATATTCTAAAGCGGAATTAATCGGTAAAACTAATAAGAGAAATTTAGTTTTTGAGGTTAATGGTAAACAATTTAAAATCACACCTGACGGAGCGATTCTATGAGTTATCTAATTTATATAAATGGTTTAGGACCTAATTATAAAGGTGATAATATATACGAATTTATCTTTTCAGATACAATAACCGATATATGGGGAGAGGGATGGGAGTCAAAACCGTCTAACGGTAATCCATCCGCTCCCGATATAGAATTTATACAGAAAGTTGGGACTCTAAAAAGTGTGGATATTAAGTTATCCCTAATTCAGGATTCTGACTTTTTTTCTATGATAGATTCTATTGATGACGTAATTGCGTTGGGTTGGGAGTCGGAAGATTCTGATACCAATTTTGAAACTGAAAAGAGATTGGTTTTTAGATTTGGTGAGGATGAGAAAACAATAAAAGAAAAACTATATGAGAGAGATATAGTTTTAGAATTTGAAAAAAAAGTAGTTTATGAAAACTGATAACGCAGCATTTAAATTAATGGATATGGGATTTAAAGCCGAAACACTAGCAAGTTTAACTGAATCACAATTGGTTAAACTTTATAAGAAATTGAACGAGGGTAAAAAAGAAACTAAGGAGGCTGATTTACTTATTGACCCAAAAAAACCCGAAGATGTTAAAATTGCACAATCAAAAGGTGTTATGGACACACAAGGAAAAATTAAAATACCCACAACTGAAGGTAGGTCTAAAAAATCCAAAAAATACAATCCTTGGGCTATCTGTACTTCTACCGTTGGTAGAGAGAATAAGAAAAAATACGAGAGATGTGTTATGGATGTTAAAAAATCCGTAAAAGAAGGAAGAGACCCATCCGAGTTGTTTTTAGAAAATAAAATCGTATCTTTGTTGGAAAGAAACGTCCAACCAAAAATCAGTAAAAAAGAATTTTTAGATATGATTAAAGAATCTGAAACTACGGTTAAACCGGGAAAAACCACGGTTAAACCGGGAGAAAAAACAAAAACACCATATAATCCAAAACCGGGGGTTAAAACCCCACCTAAGGCTAAGGTAGAAGCTAATGAACAAGGTAGTCCAACCATCGCACCACCAAAGGAAAGAGAAAAAATAAAAACACCTTCAACACCATATAAACCTAAACCCGGAGTTAAACCCGCACCTAAGGCGGGTAAAGGGTCGGTACCGTCTTGGTTAAAGTGGGATGGTTTAGGAATTAATATTTAAGTAAAATTACATTTAAAATGGCAAAGTATAGAAAAAATATCAATGAAGCACCAATAGATTATGAAGGTCCTGAAAGAATGGATCCAAGTATTGAGCGTAAAATAACGTCTAAAACGACTCCTTACGCTGAACATCCAGGGTTACCTAAAATGGATAGAGATTTCGTTGAGGTTATTTCATCTGAAAGATTTAAAAATTCTGTCAATAACGTTAGAAGATATTTGGGTGATACTACTAAGATACAAGGTGGTCCTCAACAAGTTATGATGTCGCTTATGTCATCAGCAATGCAGTTGTTTGGTAAAATTGGTCAGATTGAAAGTCGTAACAAAGAATATCTTGAGAATTTAGCGGTTGAGTTAGTTAAAAAAGAAATGTCAATCCCTGAAGGAGCGATGCAGTTTGACGCAAAACTTATTCACGGGGGTATGTCATCAGCTGAAGGTATGAGAGGTGAATCTGAAGAACCTACGGCAGAAGAAGTAAAAGACGCATTTGCATCCGCTGATGAACATCAGGATGAGTTAGAAGCTTTTATGGATTCTTTTGAGAAATTTAACCAAGAGAAAGCTAAGCGTAGATTTATTAACGCATTAATCGGTGGAGCAGCTAAAAAAGGACATTATATGTTTGAATTGGTTGCTGATGAACTTGAGAATATCAATCCTGAACTTGTTAGGATTTATGGTATGTCACAAGCGTTGTTAGACCACTTATATTGGATTTATCCTGAGCAAATGGTGTCAAGTATGGCAGCATCGGGTGAAGGTCAAGTAGGTCAATCAGAAGTTGATACAGAAACAGACCCACCAACAGTAATCGCAAGAGGGGCTTCTTTCCCCGTGTTAATTCACGAATTGGTTAAAGGTGTATATGAGATTTTCGGAACTCACGGATTACCTGATGACCCTCGTCAAGCCGAAATGGTTATTGCGAGTGAAGATACATTACCCGCAGAGATATGGGATTTAAGATTAGGTCCTATTTTTTGGGAGAAATTCGTAGCGGCATATCCCGATGAAATTTTTGAGGAGGACAAACGTCATATTCAGCATTACCTGTTTATGAGATTTTCATCTTTAACACCAGAAGAATTCTTTAAATTATCTAAATTCATTTTATCTGACAACCCTAAAGGAAAACAGGTATTACAAAGAATGGTTGATGATATAATTCAAGAATTAAAGAAACAAGATCTTGATTCTCAATTTGGGGATAATGATGAGGATGAAGATGAAGATTACGAAGGTCCTTCTTTGAGTGATCTTGGAATCTAATTTATGCAAAATATAACAAAGGAACAAGTTTTAATAGAATATGTTAAGTGTATGAGGGACACCCCTTATGCACTTAAAACGTATTTACAGACGTATGATAATACGGTATCTAAATTCGTTCCTTTGGAGTTATTTCCCGACCAAGTATCATTACTTGATGATTACGAGAATAGTAATGAGAATATTGCCCTAAAGTATAGACAGGCAGGTGTATCCACCGTAACTGCCGCTTGGGCGTCTAAGAAAATAGCCTTCGCGAAAAAACAAACCCCTGAGAAGATTCTAATTATCGCCAATAAATTGGATACCGCCCAAGAGATGGCTAATAAAGTTAGAGGGTTTATTGAACAATGGCCGTCTTGGGTTGATATTGGGTTCGCTAAAGAAAAGAACTCACAGAGACATTATAAATTAACAAATGGTTGTGAGGTAAAAGCGGTTGCAACATCTAAGGATGCTTTACGTGGTTACACACCAACAATACTAATATTTGATGAAGCGGCTTACATTGAGGCGGATTCAGATTTTTGGTCAGCCTGTATGGCTTCACTATCTACGGGTGGTAAAGTTATTGTAATCTCAACACCAAACGGGTATGATCCCATTTATTACGAAATCTATGACCAGGCGTTAAGAGGGTTTAATGATTTTAAAATATCTGAAATGTTTTGGTATAGGGATCCAAGATATACTAAAGATATGTTCTTGGTTAAAACCGATGATATTATTCACTATTTGTTAAATAAGGAACAATACCCATCAGATGCGGTGGTAAAAATAGAACATTATCACCCAAATAATGGTGACCACGAAAAACTAAAACCTTATTTTAAAGACGGATTTAAACCTTGTTCTTCTTGGTTTGAGGGAATGGTAAAGAAGTTAAAATACGATAAGAGAAAAGTTTCTCAGGAATTGGAGTGTGTTGGTGGTGACACAATAATTACAATAAAAGATATAATAACCGAAGAAATAAAAAAAGTCACAATTTCGGAATTATATAACATTTTAACTTGATTTTAGTTTTTGTGCGAGTTTCCGTATATTTATATAAATGGAAACGTTAGAATTAATAAAAAAAGAAATAATTAACACAGGTTATATTGAGGATGTTTCTATAGGCTCGTATTTTCATATGAAGCATAAAGAACTATATAATAAAATTATTAAGATTACTAATCCTTTGGAGAAAACATATAAAGTAAATTTATTGTTTAGGGGTAGGGTTTTATTCGTAATGAAGTATAATTGTGATTTGTCTATGATTACTAATGACCGTGGTTATTTAACTTTTGATAGAAAAATTGACGACTTTATTGATAGAAATACCAATTACGTAAAGCAAGGTTGGAACAAAATAAAAAAAAACTTATGTGATACTGAAGTTTTCAATTTATCTGAAACTAAAAAATTAGTTAATGATATGTCTAATGATAATATATTTGGTAGAGGTAAAAATAGAGTTTTAACATCAATAAACCCTAAACTATATAATAGCATTTTATTCCATTCTAACGAATTAAGTAAGTTTAATAAAAATAATAATAAATTTCCATCAAAAATAATTTTTATTAGAGATTATGATTCTGATATTAGTAGATTATTATGTGAGGATTGTAACGTATCTTATGTTTCATATAACCCAAATAATTGTAATTTTAATAAAAAATGTAAAAATTGCTATTATAAAACCGACGATTTTTACCCCCAAATAGGATTTTTTAAAAAAAATTATGGTGATAATTGGGAGGAGTATTATAAAAAAGATAGATTACATATTAAAAATAAAAAAGTTAATAGTCTTACTTGGTTTATAAATAAATATGGGGAGACTGACGGATTACTTAACTATAATAATTATGCTAAAAAACGTGTTGATAATATAATTAAGTTATCAATTAATGCGTGTTCTAAAATCTCACAGGAACTATTTTGGTTAATTTATAAACAATTGTCTAATGAAGAAAAAATAAATTGCCATTTTAAAGAATTAAATGAAGAAATTTCAATTAATAAAGATGGTAAAACATATATCGCCGATTTCGTATATAAAAATAAAATAATAGAATATGATGGAAGTTATTGGCACGATAAAGATAAAGATATAATAAGAAATTCATTCTATTATGATAATGGTTATGAGGTATTAATTATCACTGATGACCAATTTAATCGTCAAAAAAAAACTAAGGAAGTTATTAATAAATGTATTAATTTTTTAAAAAATGAAAAATAATAGTCGTTATAAAATTTTGAGTCCTGAAGGATTTGTTAATTTTGATGGAATACAAAAATTAAGTAAGAAGACCAGAGAGATTATTTTTGATAATAATATAACTTTAAGATGTAGCTATAACCATAAAATTTTTAATTATGATGGTGAAGAAGTTATAGTTAAAGATATAAAAATTAAAGATGTAATTAAGTCACATAATGGTTTTTTAAATGTTATAAATATTATTGATTACGACTATGAAAGTGATGTATATGATATTATAAATTCAGGAAATCAAAATCTGTATTACACTAACGATATTATATCTCATAATTGTAACTTCCTTGGATCTGGTGATAACGTGTTTGATTCAAAGACACTTACCAAGATTCGTGAAAATACTATTTCAGATCCGTCAAATAAGATGATGGCAAATTCCTTATGGATATGGAAAGAACCTGTAATTGGTCACAAATACATTATGGGTATTGACGTGTCAAGAGGGGATAGCGAGGATTATTCAACATTCCAAATTATAGATTTTGATGAGAGGGAACAAGTCGCTGAATATGTTGGTAAGATACCACCAGACATTATGGCGGATATTGCGTTTAAATGGGCTAATATGTATTCTTGTTTTGTTGTTATTGATATAACCGGAGGAATGGGGGTATCCACCGCTAGAAAAATGCAAGAGTTGGGATATAGAGATTTATATGTTGATGGTGTTGATTATCAGAACAAATGGAAATACGACCCAAAACAAAATGAGAAGATACCCGGTATTAACTTCAATAGTAAGAGAGTTCAAATAATTGCGGCGTTAGAAGAAGCAGTTAGACATAATTTTATTATCCATAGTAATCGTCTATTAAACGAGATGAATACTTTTGTTTATATCAGTGGTAGACCTGACCATCAAAAGGGTCAACACGATGACTTACTTATGTCAATTGCCATGGCGATTTATGTTGGTGAATCTTCATTTAGTCAATTAGGGAAGGTTACAGAACACACAAAAGCTATGTTGGAATCTTGGACGGTTAACGTTGATGAGTCTCCGGCCAAGTCAATTTCATTCAATCCAGGGTCACCCAATATACAACAAAGATACCAAGACCCAAGACAACAAGGAGCATCAAGACAGGACTATATTGATTACGGGTGGTTATTTGGTGGTAAACGATGATATTTATCAAAATATCCAAAATACTAGTGTTTAACTATTTATGGATATAGTTAAATTTATTATATGGAAAATAACAATAATCAAAATTTGACCGTTTGGCAAAGATTAACCCAAGCCTTCGGCCCTTACTCATTATTAGGTCAAGATTATCCGACCTACAAATACGATAAGACTGAATTACTAAAAACAAATAGTAAACAACAATACGAGAAGGAAAAACTCCAAGCTCAACAAACATTCTACTTATCCAATCAATGGACTAAGATTGAGAATAATTTATATACCCAAGCAACGTATTACGAACCAACAAGATTAGCATCATTCTATGATTTTGAATCTATGGAGTACACACCCGAAATATCCGCAGCGTTGGATATCTATGGAGAGGAATCCACCACGGTTGACCAAAATGGTGATATGTTACAGATTTATTCTGAATCACAGAGAATAAAATCAATATTATCGGATTTGTTTAATAACAATTTGGATATTAATACAAACTTACCAATGTGGACAAGAAATGCTTGTAAATATGGTGATAATTTTGTTTATCTAAAATTAGATACTGAAAGAGGGGTTGTTGGTTGTATGCAGTTACCAAACATTGAGATTGAAAGATTGGAGATGGGTATGGCATCAAAAACTACAAATACCGAACAAGACCCAAGAAATACAGGATTGAGATTTAAATGGAAAGCCAAGGATATGGAATTTAATTCTTGGGAGATTGCCCATTTTAGATTATTGGGGGATGATAGAAAGTTACCTTACGGAACTTCTATGTTGGAAAAGGCGAGAAGAATTTGGAAACAATTATTGTTATCTGAAGACGCAATGTTAATTTACAGAACATCAAGAGCCCCCGAAAGAAGAATGTTCAAGATATTCGTAGGTAATATGGATGATAAGGACGTTGAACCGTATGTACAACGTATGGCAAACAAGTTCAAGCGTTCTCAAGTTGTAGATAATAACACAGGTAATGTTGATATGAGATTTAACCAAATGGCGGTTGACCAAGATTACTTCATACCTGTTAGAGATGCTGCCGCTCCTGACCCTATTACAACACTTCCCGGAGCGACTAACTTATCGGAAATAGCCGATATTGAGTATATTCAAAAGAAACTACTAACCGCATTGAGAGTTCCAAAAGCATTTTTAGGTTTTGAGGAGGTTGTTGGAGATGGTAAGAATCTATCATTAATGGATATTCGTTTTGCGAGAACTATTAATCGTATTCAAAAGAGTATGTTGGCTGAGATGAATAAAATCGCCATTATCCATTTATTTCTTTTGGGTTTTGAAGACGAGTTATCTAACTTTACATTAGCATTATCTAATCCATCAACACAGGCTGATTTGTTAAAAATTGATGTTTGGAAAGAGAAGATATTATTATATAAAGATGCGGTTGCCGGTGTTGAGGGTATTGCTCCCGTATCCCAATCTTGGGCTAAGAAACATATCTTAGGATTCTCTGATGAGGAGATTAGATTGGATTTACAACAACAAAGAATTGAGAAAGCGGTTGCTGCTGAACTTACAAATACACCAACCATTATTGTTCATACGGGTATATTTGATAATATTGATAAATTATACGGACAACAAACGGGAACAACCTCAGCATCCGCAGCAGTACCACCTCCACCACCTGGCGGAGATATGGGAGGAATGGAACCACCACCAATGGGTGGAGATATGGGTGGAGCTCCACCGCCACCACCTCCAGGGCCAACTCCGGGTGGTGATGCGGGAGTAACACCTGAATCATCAAATAGAGATAATGTGAATATATTATTAGAAAATAGTAGTTTGGTATCTGAAAGTGAGTATATAAATTTATCTAGAGCAAAGAATTCTTTAGGTGAAATGGAGGATGAATTGAACAGATTGTTAAATGATTGATATTTATATAAAAAACATTTAAAGAGATGGTAAAATTTGGTATATTAAAAACGAAAATTGAAACTCTATTATTAGAGTCATATAGTAATAACGCATTTAAGAATGAAATAAAAACATTCAATAAATTGGTTCTTAGTAATAAAAATATTTCTAAGTTATTTTATTTATATGATGAACTAAACTCTAATAAGGGTTTGAGTGAGAGTACCGCAAAAGAATTCGTATTTGAATCAATTACACTATATGAGAATATAATTAATAGAGTTCAAGATAAAGACATTAAATCTATTATTGGTTGGGTGTCTAAAATAAAGGTAGATAATCAATACGAACATATTGATAATTTATTAGGTAGATCAAACGATGTTTTAAATTTAGAGAATAAAATTAAAAACAAAAAAATTGTTGTAGAAAATTTACAGAAAGAACCTTATTGTAATAATGATACAAATATTAATATACCAATAAATTCAATGTTAAGTATTGCAAATAAGTCATATTCAGAATATATTAGTAACCTTACCGAATCGGAACAAAAAGAGGTTATAGGTTTATTAAAAATGGATGAATCAACATTAGAAAGGACGTTTAACGAGTTGAGAGATGATGCTATTGTTAAACTAGCGTTATTAACGGTAAATGAGAGTGATGAGTCGGTTAGAACCACCATTAACGAAACAATAGACAATATTAAAATCAAAACTCCAGATAGGTTAGAATTAGTTAAATTACGTTCATTAATTGATAAACTTTAATTTTTTGACAAAATAGTAATATTAACCTATAATTCCTAAAACAATAAACATATCAATTATGGAATTATGAAGAAGGGTAAAACCTCAAAATTAGTCGGTTACAAATCATCAAAAATTAATTACGGGACAGTAGATTCAAAAGAACTTAAATCACTTTACATTAATATACAATCTTGGGTTGAACCAAGTGATGATTACGAAAATTGGACAAGAATCGTCCTAAATATGTCAAGAGCGGTAAAACACTCAATATACGAAATAATCAACAGGAAAATATATGATGAAAATTTTATAGTTGATTTAGATCTAAGAACAAGTGGCATACAATACAAAAAAAGGTCTTTTATGAATTTAGAGATAAATTTATTTTTAATAAATGAGATTGATTTTAAATCACCAGAACTTAAGAAATCCATTAAAGATATTGTGAACTCAATACACAATGATGTGTTTAAAGGTAATGAGTATTTTAAATTTCACGTTAGTAAAAAAGACAAATCTGAATTAGTTGAGGCATAAATATAAAGTTCGTGGTATTTATTGTTAAAATAACATATGAGCGAATATAGAATTTTAAAAGGTAACGAATCAGGTAAGAAAGGTATTCTTATTGAGGATGACGCAGGATATGTATCACCAAGAGAATTCGGTAACCAAGATATATTAAAAGAATCAAAAGGTTTTCTAGACCATAGCAAACCTTTTGAGTTCTACGCCGTATTACAAAAATACGACACACCAAACAGGAATGGTAGATCATACCCCGAAAAAATATTAAAAAGAGAAGCTGAGAATTATAAAAAATTAATTCAAAAAGGAACATCTTTATCAGAATTAAATCACCCCGAATCTTCTTTAATAGATTTAGACAGAGTTTCTCACCTTATTACTGAAGTATGGTGGGAGGGTAATGTTTTAATGGGTAAATTAAGATTATTAACCA